CCTAAAAGAGGCACGCGTCAGCTTTGTATGTCTAGATGTGGCACATGGACATCACATAGTGATGAAAGAAGCACTCAGGTCCCTTAGAAAGAAGTTTGATTCTTATCTACATTTGATGGCAGGGAACGTTGCGACGTTAAAAGGCATAAATGATTTGGCTGAGTGGGGCGCCAACAGTGTTCGTTGTAATATAGGGGGCGGTTCTATTTGTTCTACCCGAGTCCAAACGGGACACGGCATGCCCGTCTTTCAGACCCTTTTAGACTGTTCTCACACTCGGAAGGACATTCAGATCATCGCCGACGGCGGTATTAAAAACAGTGGCGACATTGTAAAAGCTTTGGCCGCCGGAGCGGACATCGTAATGTGTGGTTCCTTATTTGCCGGTACCGATGAGACCCCTGGTCAGATTTTCGAAGAGGCAGACGGTACTCACTGGAAAACTTATCGCGGAATGGCGAGTAAGGAAGCACAATTAAGGTGGCGCGGTCGTTACTCTTCTTTTGAAGGGGTATCCGCCCGAGTCCCTTACCGGGGATCCATCGAACCAATTCTGCAGGATTTAGAGCGCGGGATTCGTTCTGGATTCTCTTATAGTGGCGCACGTACGTTACAAGAACTCCAACAGAAAGCGATGTTTGTAAAACAAACCTCGTCGGGTCTAAGCGAAAGCCACACTCACATTACATCGAGACAATGGTAATGGGTAACGAGATCGATTATGGAAATCTAACTAAAAGAATTGTATTTACAGATAACGATCATCGTCATGCTAATCTTATTTTAAAGCTGAAGCATGATGGTCTTACTCAATCTGCGTTCTTCCGTCATCTTATAACAGCCTACATAGAAAATGATGACAGGATACAACAGCTTGTGGATGAATTAAGAACAAAGAAAAGACACAAAGTTAAATCACAAAAGACGAGGCGCAAGGGTAAAGAAATACTAAAGGACTTTGCATTGTCTTCCGGAGAAGTAGAAAACATCTTTGATGTATTAGAACGCGAGTTTCCAGATCTATGAAGGATGGCTTGCTAAAGTGTTCTCGTCAGTGTATGAATGAAAATACTGACTGTGATAATAAAGAATGTCGCTTGTGGATTGATTATCCGGACGAACACAATTGTTCTTTGATATCCATTTACGAACACGGATCGATGACTCTACGACAAGTAGCAGAACGTTTAGGAATCTCTTTTGCGAGAGTTAAACAATTAGAATCCAGGGCCCTGGAAAAATTAAAAAAGCGATCAGGTGTACGAGATATACTTTTTTAGGTATTTAACGAAAATTACTACTATTTATTCTTGAATTACTATATTTAAGGAGAATTCTAATGGCTCGCAAGACACTTTTAACCGAATCGGAGGTACGCCGCTTCATGAAGCTGGCGAATATGGGCCCACTGGGATCGGAAAGACTAGAAGAGATTTCGTATTTGGACGAGGCAGGCGAAGAAGATGAACTTGAAGCCGATTTGGGCGCCGAGGATGAATTCGCCGATGAAGAAGGCGCAGAACTCGATGCATTGGAAGATGAACCTTTAGATGATCTCGGAGGCGATGTAGAAGAAGAAATGGATCCCGAGCTAGAGGAAAAGTTGAAATCTGCTATCATGGCCATCGCAGACGAATGGAAGATGGGAGATATAGTGTCCATCGAAGAGGTACCGGGTGACGATGAAGAAGGTCTGGAAGATGCTGACGTGGCTATGGATTTGGAAATGGGAGGACCCCCACCTGAAGGCGGCGAAGAACTTGAAGTAGCCGATATGGAAGTTGAAGAAGAGCCTGTCCCCGGTTTGCGTAATTATCAAGAAGCTCTGGTTAAGAAGGTTGCTCAACGTGTGGCTGCACGTTTAATGCAAGAGAACAAAAATGAAAAGCTAGCTACCGAACTTACCGAACGAATTTTTAACCGAATCACCTCAAAATAATCTTGACTTACACAGATTAATATGTTATATTAACCACTGGATAACCTCTAGTGGTTATTTTTTTGGAGGACATTTTGGAGTGGCTACTCTACATCTTGGTATTTCTATTTGGGTATATAACCTGTAGGACATTTTATTTTTTTAGTGCGGCACGAACGAGTATTAATCTCATACGCATTACACAGTTAGTATCGTTATTGATTTTTTCTAAGTCTCTCGAACACTTTGCATATGCGAAGAGCACGAGATTACACATAATGAAACAGAACGACGAAAGCGATCACAATGTGAACGCCTTCGTCACAGCGTTTGAACAAGAGGTGGAAGCTTTTAAATTTAAAGGCATTAAGTCGATGATAGATTATCATTCCTCGTACTTTGCAGAGTTGTTGGAATTTAATGATTGGCCAACAGCTATGAAATATCTTGATGACAACAAGGAATTGGTATTTAAATTTTTACTTGAGGATCGCAATGATCAGTAACAAGTCAAAAACTTTATCCACAGACACAGAAAAAGAGGAAGAAGAAACTGAGCAGGTGATGATAATAGCGCCTGCTCAATCAGAGCCCGATATGCGGGTAATCGGCTTACTAAGTGATATCACCGAAGATAAGCTAGCGGATCTTATTCAAGGTTTCTATTATTTGAATGCTATAAATATAGCAGTAGAAGATGAAGAAGAAAAGAAACCCATTGAATTTATTATTTCTACCTACGGAGGCTCTGCGGATGCTATGATGACGATATACGATATCATGCGTATGATTATGGAAGACACCGAAATACATACCTTTGGGGTGGGAAAAGTAATGTCCGCCGGCGTGTTGCTCTTAGCCGCCGGCACAAAAGGCAAGCGCAAAATTTCAAAGAACTGTCGAGTTATGATTCATTCCGTCATCGGCGCTAGCCATGGCGAGTTACATAATTTGGTAAATGAGATGGAGGAGATACAAAAACTGCAAGAAACTTATAGCAAGTGCCTAATTAAAGAAACAAAGATGACCAAGAGGCAGTTGAAGAAAATGTTAGAACGTAAAGTGAATGTGTACTTAACTGCCGAACGCGCCGTAGAACTAGGAATTGCGGATATTATCGTATGAGGAAAACAAATGTCGGAACTAACTGAGATTTTAAGAGAAGCATATAAAAGAAAGGAAAAGAAGAAGCCTATTGATTTTTCCATGTTGATGGAAATGGTTGAACACTTGTATGATGCGATTGAACCAGAGGTGATAGCAGAGACAAAAGAGCCCGCAGTACGCACCTACCATATCTCAGAAATCCCTCTCATTCCTATTTCCGAACTTGGCTGGGCTAATGCTGATGACAGCCCCACAGCCGACGATCCGGAAATTCCCGCTTCTCAACGTCGCGGGTTAGAACAATATTTGAGTAGTATTCCATCCACCCGCGCAGGCCCAAACGATGCCAGAGACGAATTTGCACGCAAGCTTAATGCCGTTTCTGCTATTTTGAAAAATGGCATTAACAGCATACCCCAAGATAATCCCAGAGCATTTATTCAACAAGCCATGGCATTTTTAGTTTTTTACAAAACATTAACTATGGCTATCACTAACTTTAATGCTTCGGCGGCTGGTTTTAACTTTGAAGCGTTTCTAGCCGCACTCATGAAGGGCAGACAAATCCCTGCATCGGGCGCCAAGACTATTGCGGATATTACCGCAGAAGTAGATGGTGAGCGAATTCCCATTAGCTTAAAGCTATATCGGGATCAAGGCCTTGAAGTAGGGGGAAGCTTCTTTGATTTATGTAACGATCTGCTTGAGCCACGACCTGATTGGTCGGCATGGGTTGAGGCTAATCCTGAATTTGACGGGGGTGTAATGCGTTATATCGCTGCCACCAAGACATTAGAAGGAGAGGGAGTAGAACAAGAAGGGGAGATTAATCTCTATCAATTTGATGTTACTCGTAAAAATCTATTTGATCTGTTAGCCCGAACCGCAAAAGGCAAGAGTTGTATCCAATCGAACCGAGCATTTATGGGTGCCCTTACTCACTATATGAACACGGGGGAGGAAACTGAAGTATTAAACTGGGCAGCCAACGTCCCAGCTAAAAGTGACACCAGTAATTCGGCTGAATTGTCGAGCGCGTGGTCAGACTATTTAGACAACACACCAGCGCCATGGCCAGAAGACTTAGAAGAAGAACAAATTACAGCGCTTAAAGACGCACTTGTGCGAATGTATATTGAAACGATTGAGGCAACTCAGAAGGGTGGTATCTTGGCTGCTCCTGGTGCATTAAAGGGTCAAGTGGCTTTAATTTTCAACCCAGAGGCGCCCTTAACAAACCATTACCACCCTGATGTGAAAAAAGCTGCCCTCGTGAGGGATGAAATAGTTGTCCCTCTATTTAATGCTTTCAAAGAGGAGTTCATTAAGAAGCGCGATGCTAGAGCACAATTCTTTAATGCTGTAGAAGAATGGGTAACGGGCGACGAAGTAGCAGCATGGTATGATACTTTAAATACTCCGGAGCTTAAAGCGACAGCTATTCGCAATACCCGTGGGTATTTAGGACGCTATCACTGGGTTATTCCGCGCGGCCAGGTTATAGAATTGGGTGGTGGGAATCCTTTCGCCACCCTAGAAATTGGGGGACGCGTAGTTATGCGAGTATTAGAATCTGCTCGTGGAGAACTGATGGACATGGTGTTTAATATTTTTAATCAAATGGCGCTGATGTCGGAGAAACTTAATGCCTTCTTCGCCCATGGCCTCAAAGATCCCGAAGAGGCAAAAGCCGGCGCAACAGCCGCCGAAACAGCCGCCGAAAAGGCCCGTAAAATGGCTGAGCCCGCACCTGTAACACACACCCCAGACATCCCCGGCACCACTGGGATGGCCAGTGGGCGTATGATGGAAGAAAAAGACTTGACAAATGATGAAGAAGTGATTATAATAGAGGTAGAGAGGTGATATTTGAGTAGAGCATATGAGAGTAGACAAACTCTGCAACAGAAAATTATGAAAGGAGTAAACGTCCTTACGGATAACGTTGCTTCTACATTGGGACCAAGAGGACGAAATGTCCTCTTACAGGAAAAAGGAAAGACACCTTTTATTACAAAGGATGGTGTAACTGTGGCGCATTTTGTTGCGTTGGAGGATCCATTTGAGAACGCAGGGGCACAAGTTATCAAACAGGCAGCGATTGAAACAAACAACGCAGCAGGCGATGGTACTACTACCTCTACTGTGTTGGCGCGCGCAATCCTAAGAGAGTCACAGAGGTTTATTGCCACGGGGGTTTCCCCTATAGAACTACAGAGAGGAATTGAACTTGGAGTTAAAGAGGTTACAAACAAACTTAAAGAGATGTCTAGACCGGTTACGAGCATGGAAGACATCGAACACATTGCTTCCATATCAGCAAACAATGATGAATCAATCGGAAAACTTATCGCTATGGCTTTTGATAGGGTTGGTCAAGATGGATCAATTACTATTGAAGAATCTCGTTCATTAGAAACGAGCTTAGATATTACAGAAGGCTTCCGTTTTGATGCGGGGTTTTGTGCGGGAGCTTTCATTACTGATGATAGGCGCGCCGTTATGCATCATGACGAGCCTCTAATTTTAATTACCGATCACAAGGTTAGCACGGTTGAACAAATCCTACCCATTTTAGAAATGGTGGCGAGAGAAAATCGACCACTTGTAATTGTGGCCGAGGAGATTGACGGTCAAGCACTAGCAGCAATCATTATGAATGCCATTCGTGGTACGTTAAAGATTGCAGGTATCAAGGCTCCCCGCTATGGCGAGGAGCGACGAAATATCCTTGATGATCTGGCCATGTCCACCGGCGCAACATTCATAACCCGCGAGAGTGGTGTTAAATTACAAGAGGTTCAAATGGACGATCTTGGAAGTGCTAAATTTATCGAGAGTACAAAATATGCCACCACTATCGTTGGTGGTCTTTGTAATTTTGAAGGAGTAGAGGAGCGTATAGGTGCCCTTAAAGCCCTCATTGAACAGACTGAGTCAATGCAAGAGTGCGAGCGCATTCAAGAACGAATCGTTCGGCTTGCGTCAGGCGTGGCTGTTATTCGAGTGGGCGGAGCCACCGAAGTAGAGATGACAGAAAAGAAGCATCGAATTGAAGATGCACTAGAAGCTGTGAAGGCAGCACAAGAAGAAGGGATTGTGGTAGGTGGTGGATGTGCGTTGTTGCGCGCGTCAAGCACCCTTGTAATAGAAACCCATAGTTCGCAACAGGCATTGGGAGCACAAATTGTT